TTTTGTCTTTATAGGTGGACACTTTTGTCTTTATAGGTGGACACTTTTGTCTTTATAGGTGGACACTTTTGTCTTTATAGGTGGACACTTTTGTCTTTACTATGTATTTTGATTAAAAAATAAAAGAAATAATAGTATGGTTAATAATTTTTAAAGCTTATAAAAAATAATATAAGTAAAATTTTTTATAAAAGACAAAAATGTCACATTAATTAATTTACTTATATTATTCACATATGTGACAAAAATAAAATATTGTCACATATGTGAATTTATGGTATTATTTCATCAGGAGGGATAATTATGGAGAAAAATGAAATATTAATGAAAAACAATGTGCTGATAAAAGCAAGATATGATATTAATACATATGAAAATAAATTATTTATACTTTTATTATATAAGCTTCAAAGAATAAATGAAACAACATGTAAATGCAATTTAAATGTTGATGAAATAAGAAATATATTAAAAGCAAGGTCAGTTAGAAATAAGAAGGAAATATCTAAGCTTTTAAGTGATTTAAGAAAAAGGAGTATATACTTTAAAAATAAGAATAATGACAATTGGGGAGAATTTGGATTTATAAATGGATTTGTATTTATTGAAAAAGAGAATTCATTTGAAATAGAAGCATCTGAAAAAGTATATAGCTTACTTAGAGAGTATCTAGAAAATGGATATACTCCTATTAATATGAAAATATGGTTAGGTCTAAAAAGTTCATATGCTCAAAGATTTTATGATTTATTAAGATTATGGAGTAATACAAAAACAGTTATAGAGTATACTATAGATGAATTAAGAGAACTTTTAATGTTAGAAGATAAATACATAGAATATAGAGATTTTAAAAGAAGAGTTATTAATCCAGCTATAAAGGAGCTCAATGAAACTGAAATTTTCAAAATAGAAGTAAAGGAAAATAAAATAGGGAGAAAAGTAAACTCTATAAGTTTTATAGTACAGGACTTAGATAAAAGAGTATATTTTAATAAAAAGGAAAAGAAAAATATAATAGAAATAGATATAAAAGAATCAAATAAAATTGTAGAAGAGTCAAACATAAATACAGATGATTTTTATATTCCAAACAAAAAGCTATTTACAGCTAAAACATTAGATAACTTTAAAAAAGATTTCTTAAATTATGACTTTAAAGATAGTACATATAAAAGATTGTTACAAGAAGCAATTTTAGTAGCGTTAGAAAAAGATGATGAAGAAAAGATTAAAGTTAAATCTTACAACTATTTTAAAAAGACTTTAGAAAACAAAATAAATGATATTCAAAATAAAAAAGATAAACCTAAATCAGTAAATACTAGATTCCATAATATAAATCAAAGTTTTAATAAATATAATGCAGAAGAATTAGAGCGAATGTTAATTGAAAGTCAAAAAAGTAAATTTGAAGTTCATTCTACTAATTCAAATGAAGATATCAGAGCAGATAATTGGAGATTAGATGAAAATAAAATAGGTTAAAAAAAGCACATATAATATGTGCTTTTTTATTTATTTAAATTATTTTTGATTTAAATAAACATTATTTATAAATTTTATATACATTAAAAATAATTTATTAATAATGTTTGTTTAGTTATTAAAGGAATATTGGTATAAATGTATAATAATTTAATATAAAACCATTTATAATTTGGTATAAAGTTAAAAGTAAAGTATAAATAAATTAAAAATAATTTATTTATACTTTACTTTTAACTTGTAATGAATCTTTAATTATATTAAAATAAAAAGTAATTAAAAATTAAAATAAAATTAAAGATAATTTATTTATAATTTATTTTTAATTTAAAAATAAATGAGGTGTAAATTATGAAAATATGTTCATTTTTCAATGTTAAAGGTGGAGTTGGAAAAACTACTTTAACAATACTTACTGCAATGAAATTAAGTAAAGAAGGTAAAAAAGTATTGCTTATAGATGCAGATACTCAAGCAAATCTAACTCAATTCTTATATAAAGTAGTTCACGAAGATAAAACATTATTTCAAATGCTAACAGAGAATGCAACAGCAGATGAAGTAATACTAAAAAGTATATTAGATAGATTTGAAAATATCGACTTAATTCCAAGCGATATAAGTTTAAGTGTATTATCTGAATATCTATCAACTCAAATGGGAAGAGAAAAGGCTGTATGGAGATGGTTTAAAAATAACATAGAAGAAGTAGAAAAATATGATTATATATTTGTAGATTTATCACCAAGCTATGATCTAATAGCTAGAAACTTTATGTTAATTTCAGATAGTATTATAACTCCAATTGAATATCAAGATATCGCTAGTATAAGAGGATGTGAATTATTTTATCAAAAATTTAAACAAGACTTAGAGTTTTTAGATATACAAACTAATGTAAAAAGAGCTGTTGTTATAAATTCATATACAAGTAGAAAACTATCTACTGGAGATTTATTTAATAACTATTTAAATGAATTTGAGGATATAAAAAAAGATTTATTAGAATCTAAAATTAGTGATACGACTGTAGTAAAGAATGCAATTTTAAATAATATGGATTTAGAAGATTATTGTAGAAAACAAAAGAAGGCTCACAAAGTTAGAGAAGAGTTTAATAATTTAATAAAAGAATTAGAAGAAAAGGAAGTGCTATAAAATGGCTTTAGATGTTTTTAAAGAAGATGCTAAAGATATAAAAATAAGAAAAAATGACTATCAAACTAAAGTAGATAAAGTTATAGAAAATAATATAAAAGAAGATGATATATCTATAGGTACTTTAAATTTATTAGAGATGGAAGAGGAAAAAAAGATAGTAAAAACACCTCAGACTATTTATCTTGAAGAGGATGATTTAAAGCTTTTAAAAGCAGTATCTTCTATAAAAAATACAACTATAGGTAAGACAATTAATAATATAATTAAAGTTGCTGTAGAAACTACGAAAGCTAGTCTACCAGATGATTTTGATATAGATAAGCAAGCATTAAAATATGATAAAGATAATAAAGTAAAAAAAAATAAAAAATAAATTAAAAAAATGTATAAATAATTTATAAATAAAGTAACAAAAAATTATTATAAAGATAATATTAGAATGAATTTAATTATACTAAAAATTTACATTGATTAATTGTTTTATATAGAAGTTTTTTTGGCACATATTTATATAAATATGCATATATTATATAAATAGCTTGTATTATATAAATATCATGCTATTTATAATTATTTTCAATCATGGGTTAAAATAGATAGGGTTAATACCTTATCTATTTTTTTATTTATCATAAGTTTGATAAATATCCAAAATATTATATTTATTTGTATAAACTTGTTTTTTATAGCAGTACTGAAAATTAAATTTTTAAATAAAACAAAAAGGCTATGAATATATGATCATAGCCTTTTCTTAAAAATAAAATAAATACTTTTAACTTAAAACTATATATTTTATACTAACCTATTAAGGATACAGCATCTGCACAAACAAAGTAGAATTTGCTTTCATCTTCATTTCCAAGGATTATTACATTATCTTTGTTACCGATTACTTCTACGCCTTGAAGTGTTAATGAACCTGCTGTTAATGTAACAGTACCAGTTATATTTGTACCTGCTACTTCTCTTAATATTCCGTCATTACAGCAACAATCTTCACACTTAGGGTTACAATCATCTTTTTTACTGTCATTATCAAGTAAACATCTTAACTGAGATCTAACTGCTTTATAAGGTGAAAATGAAGTATCTGTTGAATAATTAGCTTGGAAAGCTACAGCTTTTAATTGACATAGCGATGCTATATCTACATTAGGAAGTGTAGTAAATAAATCTAATAATAAATCTATTATAGGATCTAAAACATCATCTTCTAACTCTATCAGATATCTAAGGATATTTATTATTGGCTGTAATAAATCTATTTCAAGTGAGTCCAAAACATTTACAATAGCAGTTAATATTCCTGTAAGATCGTCTATAGGTAGAGGAATTGGATATAATGCTCTACCTGTTATACCTATAGTATCACAGTTACAACCTGGTAATTTATTTAAGGAAGCATCAAGTGCCGCAGATAAGTTATCTTTTTTTGTAGGAGGTATAAGACTTAAAAGTATTAATGGACTTCCAACAACGAAAAAATCTGTTATAAAAGCAAAAGCATCAAAATTTACATTTTCTCTTATACCTTCACGACTCAATAATTCTAAAGCTTTTATCATACTAGGCTTACAGCAACATTCTATATTTTCTATATGTTTTTCTGGAGGATAATGCTCATTTATACCATACCCTTTTCCATATTCACATAGGCTTTTTCCTTTTCCGTGTTCACAGCAACTCATATACATATTATTTCCAATCAATATACTGCACTCCTTTATTTTAAAATATGAGAGAAAAAGATTCTCTTACATTAAGATATCTAAATGGATATAAAAATGTTACAAAAAAGGTCGAAAAACAAGGATTTAAATTTAATTATGTCAATTTAAGTATAATTTTGAAATTAATCTAAAATAAAGACAGTAAAATATAAATTATATTAGATAGCAAAATATTGAGTTGTTCTTTTATTTCTAGTGTACAGCTGGCATAAAAGACATACTTTTATGTCTTATTAAAAAAGAGGAAAATAATAAGGTTGCTATATATTTCATAACTTAACAGTTATGAAATATATAGAAGTGCCAGATAAATATAATTTGAATTTTTTGGAAATGTACTTAATTAATAAAGAAATTCCTAAGTATAATTCAGTTGGTAAGAATAGAATGGATGATGAGTTTATTAAAATAGAATTTAATCCAGAATGGAAAAATTATACTAAAGAAGATTTTTTTAAAATTTCTAATGAAAAAGGTAAAAAACTAGGTATTTATTACATAATAGATATCGATAATATGAATTTACTTAAATCATTATTATTATAAAATTATAAGAAAAAAATTAAATATACCAAATCAGGACTAACTGTAGCATTTGAAGTTGATAAGCAAAATTTTGACTCGGGATTAAAAAATTATTTATTAGATGTACATTTTACATCATTAGAAATTGATGGATTTGAATCAGTTATAAGGTTAAGAAGAACTTGCAGAATAGATAAAGAAAAAAACTTTGTTTCTGGCAAAATTGATAAAAATTGAAAAATTGTTGTATAATTAAATAAAGATTATTTTGATAATTTAAAATAATTAGAAATAAGTGGGTTAAAATTAAGGAGATAGTATGACATTTTTATTAAAAGTTAAACAATATGAAAAAAGCTATGATATAGGAGGATTTGAAAGCGAAGAATCAATATACAAATTTATTGAAAGTATTCCTTTTACAAAAAAAGAAATTATTTCAAATGATTGTATAAATTATTTTATGAAATTTGAAGATATACCTGATTATTATGAATTAAACTATAATAATTATTTATATGTTTTTTCAAAGTTCTCATTTAAACCAAGTGAACACAATATATATTTTATCTGGAGTAAAATTCATCTTTGGGATAAAAAAGTAGCTATAAAAGAAACTTTCATAGAGGGGAAAATAATAATAGATAACTATAGTTTTTCAAACAATGAAGTTAAAAATTATATAACAAAACGAGGAGAATTGTATAAAGAATCAAAAAAATCTTATGAAAAAAAAAGATTAAAAGTTAGTAAGAATTTTATTAAACCTCAAGATGAAAGGAATCTTGAGCTTATAGATGGTTCTATGATTTATATACTTGATCGTAGTATAATAGATGTTTGGAGACAATCAAAATCTATAGATGAATTTATAGATAAATCTAAAAAATTTTTAGGTAAAGCTTAAATTAGTGTAAAAACTTTATAATAAATAAAAAGTATCGATTTTTATATCATTAAAATAAAAAGTCTTAAAAATTTACTTTAGAGACTAATTTTTTTTTGCATGAAAACTAAGTGATCCTTTGAAATAATGAGGTTTAATATGAATATTAAATAATAAACGTTTAGTAACTATGTTAGATTCAATTTTATATTTTTAATTGTTTTATTTTATTATCAATCATACTTTTTTAATATCTTATGTAGGATTTAAAATGCATAAATCAAAAGATATTAAATTAAGTTTGATTCTATTAACAATTCTATTTACTTTAGGCAATTTAGGATTATGTGCTTCATATTTGATTGGTCTTAAAATTTAATTTAAGGACTTTTTTATTGGATATCTTTAAACAAGTTTTTTGAGTATAATTAAACTTTTTTATATCTTAATCCAACTTCTACTTTTTTAAAATTAAAAGGTTACAACTTAACTAGTAAAAAACACATTTAACTTATAATTAGGTCGTTATATATCAGCACAGATAAATTTATTTAAAATTTAAATAGTAAAGACATAAAACTAATAGTTTTATGTTATATCAATTAAAGCATTGAAAATACTGGATTTATTTTTAAAAATGTACTGACATAGTCAGGAAAGGCTGATTATCCACAGAAAATACCTAACTTATCAACAGTTTTTCATAAGTTATTAACATTTATATAGGTAATAAAATTATGCTCAGGTAATATTAAAATAAAAAGAGTATCCTTATTTATAAAGATACTCTTTGATTTAGAAAATCTATAATTTATTTTTTTGAATTTATAGATTTGAAATAATTTTCCCAAATTGATTTGCCCGTATCAAGTGTATATAAATCTATAACCGGTGCTCCTATGTTTCCGTTAGGAGTAACTTTGTTAGTTAATCTAGCTTTTCCTGTATTAACTTCTTTAACTACGTTCATGTATATCATTCCATAAGTATTACCACTTTTGCTATCAATCAATGTTTCTCCATCATTTGAATCTGTAACAAATACTCCAAGAAGATTACCATTTGTATCAAACTTAGCTCCCCATAAAGATACTATATGACTAGATCCAAATGGAGTGTCATAAGATATTCCAATACCTTTATTTTTATGTAGATTATCTAATAAACAATAATTTAGATCTGGAAAATATGAACATCCTATCTGACCTATTATACTAAAATCATCAAATACATCTTGAAAAAATCCACCACGATCATCTATTTTATTTTCAGGTAATCTATAATTTAAATCATGTCCACTTAAGAACCAAAACATAGTGTTCCTAGGGTGTATACCTTTTTTCTCTGCATTCCCAAAGCATTTTGTAATATATCTAAATAAATCATCTGGATTTTTTCTAAAGTTAGAAATAGTTGCATTTTGAGAAATACCAAATTCTTTATTAATACAAGTTGAATTTTCTCCATGTAATTTTAAGTATCTATTTATGTAATCAGCATTTTGATCCATCCACCAATTTAACATGTTTGCTGATGTAGCGCCAGAACAAAGGTAGTCATCTCCAGCTCCATTTAAAACTTTGTTAGCATCATACCAACCCATTCCTGGTTTATATGGAGTAACAGGGATTGTGTATCCAGCTAAATTTAAGATAGTATAATCATCATCACTTGGTGGAGTAACTCCTTTTGAAAAAACATCATAACTTTCTATTGCTTCATGTTCGTCTTTATGTACTTTAACATTACTTGTTTTATCATCTAATATTTTTTGTAGCATAAGTTTATTTGTTGATTCAACAAGTACTTTAACTGTCATGCTATTAGTTGATCCCTTTGAATCTTTAACAGTTAAAACTATAGGGTATTCCCCTTCTTTAGAAATATTTACCCTACCTGAATAAACTATAGATTTGGAGATATTCCTTCCTTCTGCATCTTTAGCTTGAGCATTTAACATACTATATTTAAATCTATCACCTTGTTTTATTGTTAAATTCTTTGCAGTTATAACAGGAGCTTCGTTTTTAACCTCTTTTTTAATATCAGGTTTTTCTTTTACTACTACAGTTACTTTTTTGATAGTTGTTAATCCTTTACTATCTTTTGCAGTGATAGTTATAGTATAATTTCCTGCTAAATCTGTATTAACTTTTCCTTCATATTTAACATCTAGGTTTTTATCTTCTTTATCCGATACTTTAACATTTAACATAGACGTATCAAATTTTTGACCAACTTCAAGTGTTAAATTTTCCTTTGCAGTTATAATAGGAGCTTCGTTTTTAACTTCTTTTTTAATATCAGGTTTTTCTTTTGCTACTCTTGATAATATTGTTACTGATTCTGCTCTAGTTATATTATTTGTAGGATTAAGAAATCCTAAATCATTTCCTTTTAAGTATCCTTGTTCTATAGCTCCTTCAACATATGGTTTAGCCCAATTGGAAACTTTATTTTTATCAGGATATTTATTTAATTTATCATAATTTTCATCTTGTTGATTTTTTATACTTACAAGTATTTTAGAAACTTCTTCTCTAGTTATTGTTTTATTTGGCTTAAATGTTTTATCTTCATATCCATTTATATAACCAGCTTTACTGGCTATGCAGACATCGTTATAGTACCAATCATTTGCATTTATATCCGAGAATTTTATATTTTCTTTATTATTAAATCCAAAGTATTTGTTTACTAATTTTACAAATTCTGCTCTAGTTATTGAATTATCTGGTCTGAAAGTTCCATCTTCATATCCATTTACATATCCACTAGATATAAATTGATTTATTTCTTTTTTAGCCCAATGTCCATAAATGTCATTTAGCTTAGGATTTGCCTGTACATATATAGGTATAACTAAAATAGAACCTAACAGTACCGAACTTATTAATTTTTTATGCATAATATCCTCCATTGTTGTTATTTGGAATATTATACCATATATTTTAAAGTTTAAGCAAAATTAGATTTCGAAATTAAGTGAATAGTATGAATAAAAAAAATAAAGTGAATAATAAAAAAGGAGTACTATTTTGAAGTAGTACTCCTTTTTTATTATAGTTAATAAGTATATTAACTACTGAATTGATTTATAGTTTAAGAGTTAATAAATTAAACTTCAATTCAAAATTATTTTTTTACATAACTAATATCTAACAAGAATTTTGTTAAATAGAAAAAGTTAATGGAAAATTTCCATTAACTTTTCAGTATTATCTACAAAAAAATACAATGTATAATTATTATAATAATTTTTAAATAATTAGTCAATTTTATTTTATATATTTTTTAGAATTTAAAAAAAATGTCCAAAATATAATTGACTATTTTTTAAGGCATAATGTAAAAAAATGTTATTTTTGTTCATTATAACATTAATATAAGTTTTTTTAAACAACTTATTAAAAATATCTTAAATTTTTTTAATAAGTTGTACTTGTATTTTTTCTATATGTTCACCATGTATATCAGTACCCAAAGGAAGGAATATATCTTATATGGATGTTCTATATTTAAAGGGATAATAATTAGAAAGGACTATAGCCTATTTAAATCCTTATATATTAACCGAAATTTCTGCTCATTGGTTAATTATTATCCCTATATTATAAATATGAATGTTTTACAAATTTGATACATATTATTATTTAAAATATTTATTATATTATATCAGAAAAAGCACCTAGATTTTATCTAGATGTTTTTTCTGGTATTTTCAGACATTTTAATTTACAAAATAAATTATTTTATTTAACTAAATATTACCAAATTTTAGATAAATAACCAATACTTTTTTTATTTTATTATAACTTGTACTTGTATTCCTTCTATAGCTTTACCATAGATACCAGCATAATCAGTTAAATCAGTAACCCAAGGAAGCCATCTTCCTCCTACATATGTTCTATATTGAACGCTATAATTATCTAATCCTACTAATTCCATTTGTAAACCATCGATATTTTTACTTAATATACCAGCGTAATCTTGTCTATCAGTAACCCAAGGCAACCATTTACCATCTATAGTATGAACTCTGTATCTTATACTACCTTCATTTAAACTAGCGTATATTGCTTGTATTGGTTTTCCAAAGATGCCTGCATAGTCATTTAAATTAACTACATTAGATAGCCATTTTCCTTTTGCATGGACTTGATATGTTACATCAATATTTTTATTTATAGTTGTACTTTCTGAACCTCTAACTAACCTATTTTTAAAATTCCACCATCTAGCCCAATTATTATCATGAAAAGCAGATGGACAATCTTTTCTAGAGGCGTCATAGTGTCTTACAACATGATTTGCATCTATACCATATTTTTTCATAAGATATCTTGTTAATTCTAAAGTATTTTCTACCGTTTTTTCTGATATTCTTCCGTTATCAGTTCCACACATTTCTATAGCTATAGAATTTCTATTATTTATTCCATATCTATTATGACCATCTCCACAATGCCAAGCACCGTTATAATCTTCTACTACTTGATATATTTCATTATCATCTACAAAGTAATGTGCTGATGCATTTCTATTTCCTCCATAAAAATAATCTGCATTATTCTTAGCAGTATCACCTATATTTCCAGTATAATGGATTACAATATACTCTACGTTATTTCCTTCATAGTGATTATATGGACTTATTTTTCTTTTTATATTTAACATTTCAATACCTCCAAAAATTTATTTTTATATTTAAAAAGGCAATAAAAAAAGACTTCAATGAGTCTAATTAACTGCATTTTATTTAACTTAATTTAAAAATAAATTATATATAATTTTTGTAAACATTATTTTAAAATTTTATATAATTTATTTGTTATCTTTTAACCCCTTACTAGATGGGTCTACAAATACACCAACTAATGCTGCTATAACAGCTACAACAGCAACTGGATTAGCTAATATATCTAATAATGCATTCCATAAAAGATTCCAACTTGTTAAAGTTTTAAAATCAACTCCAGCTGATGAAAATATAACTCCACCCAAACCTAACCAAAAATATGGATTTTTTACTCTATTTTTCATATAAAATATCTCCTTTTTTTCCTATTGTGTCTATTCTGTGATGTGCTGATTTGGTGCTTTCTTCAACTTTTATAAGTCTTTCTACCAAAGTATTTATTTTTGTATCTTGAGCTTTTATATCAAGTCTTATATCATCAACTCCTTTACTTATGTAATCTAACTTTGTAGCAACTACTGTTTTTTGAGATGCATCATCTTCTATATCATGAGCAGTCTTTTTTTGATAACTCATATAACCAATTATTGCACCTACAATTGTACATATAACGGTAACTTCTATATTCATATATCCTCCTAAAAATTGCATAAAAATAGAACTATCTTTTATAGTTCTTCATTATTTATTGTCTATCTTCAGTTATTTTCATTGGTAAATTACTAGTGGGCTTGTCATAATCTTCGCCAGTTATTTCATTAAACTGTTCTTTTGTTATTCTTTCAGCTTCAACAAATAACCTAACATCATCTACCTTATATATTTTTAAATCAAAATATTTCTTTGCCATTTCAAAATACCATTTATCCATTTTTAATTACCTCCTAATGTTAATGATTTTAATATTAGATTAGCAACATCTTTTTCAATGCCTTTAATTTGGATATCTTTATTAACTAAATTTAAAGTTGTTTGAGCCATATTAGTATTTAAATTATTTATTTCAATATCTTTGTTAATTGATTTTAAAGTTGCTTGTGCTAAGTTTATATTTAATTCCTTAATTTGAATATCTTTTTCTAGACTTTCTTTTATTAAAAATGCATTTTGTTCTTCTATTTGAGAAGGTTTAGGTTTAGGTTGTGTAATTGTTATTTCTTCAAATAAATCAATATCTTCTAAGTCATATAAATCTTTATTTAAATTCATTCCTTCTTTAATCTTAAAATTTCCTAATTCAATTAATTTTTCCCATAGATCTTGAGATATTTTTAAATTTGGATTAGGAATTACATCATGTATATCTTTTCTAAAAAAACCTATTACAGATAAATCTTTTTCATAAGCTAATAAATACATTTAATGCTCCTTTCTATCTTCCTATAGCAAACCAACAAGCCGAAACCGTACCTGTTAAGATTGCAGTTGTTGTATTTCTAACATGTAATCTAACCATGTTTTTACCGTTATCACCAACACTAACAGCATTGCCTGATAAATCTTGTAATGGATTTGAACTTTTAATATTACCCATACCAACAAATAAACATTCATTAGGGAATATTAAAGGAAAATAAAAATCTTTTATTAGAAAATTATATTGAGTTTCCCCAAGTTCTTCATATCCCCATTGGATTATTATTCCTGATGGTAGTTTTTGATAGCCTTTTTTATTGGTATAGACGAACTTAAAATCATCTAATTTAGGTATTCCATACCAATCGCTCCAAGTACCTAGATAATTAAAGAGTCTTGAAAAAATATACCCATCTATAGTTAAAAATATTTGTTGTATTTCTTTTCCTCTTCTAGGTAAAACTATCAAACTACCATAGATAGCATTTGGAAAAGGAGCTCCAGGTAAAGTAGTTTCTGACCCTACAGAATATCTTCCACGCTCAATAGTTTCATTAAAGTTAAATATATCCCCTTTATTTATATTAAGGTATTTTGTATCTAAAGAATCTTTTAAATTTAAACCAGGTAATTTAATTGAATTTAAATCAAAGCTATTTAAATCTATATTTTCAAGTTTTTCGCAAATACTATTGTCAGCTGCTGCAAAAGATATAGGAACATAATAATTTAATTCTCTAGGTGATATAGCCCCACTATTAATTGAAAATAAAGTCTTACTTCTAAATGTTCTAGGCGATACATCTAAGCATTCATATACTTCTTCTTTAGTTGTTGGATATACTACTTCAAAATTGCTTGATTTGCAGAAATTTTTAAATCCCTCTACATCATTACTTCCTAATCTATTATTAAATACTCTAACTCGTATAGCTCCACCTACAATACTAATACCCTCTATATTGTCATTTCCATAAATACTAGTATTTAGAAACTTATCACATATTAATGGCACATTATTGACTAAATCACTTTGGAAAAGTACAAACATTTTACTTTTTGTACCTGTGCTTTGCCCAGCATCAATACCCCAGTTTTCACTACCATTTATAATTTTACGTTTACATTTTTTATGATAATATGTTTTTCCATTACGTTCACATATATAATCAAAATAAGTATTATTAATACCTCTTACAATAGGTTTTTTCCATACTTTATCTATAGGATCATAATATAATAAATTCTTTTTACTATATACACTTTCTGTGTAAGGCTTTAAATCTGTTGAAAGAGTTATATTTAAACTTTTAATATCTTCATTTTTAACAGTTACAGCTATAAATCCTATATCTGAATTAGTAAATGTTTTAGTAAATGGATTTTTAACATTAAAATAATGATGTCTTAGAGGCTTTTTATTTTTATCATAAAATCCCATGTAGGCAAATTTATCTCCAGTTACAACACTATTAGTTAAACCACTTACATTTATTGAAAAATCACCTTCGGGGACTTTAATAAAAGCTACATTATAGTCTTTAGGGTTATTAGGACTAGATGGAACAGCTAAAACTCCATCAGATCCGATATATTTTCCATTTATACATTCATTAGGAGTAAATAAATTATTATCAGCTTTAAAGGTTGATATTTCTATATTATCAACACCATCACCTATAGACTTAATACCTTCAAAATAGGTATCTATTTTTTCATTGCCCTCTACTAAAACAATTTTTACATTTTTTACATCATCTAAAGTAAACTTTTGGCCTTCTTTAGGATATAAATGTAGGTATGAATATCCTATTTCAGATAGTGATGTAAAAGTTCCTTGGGTGCTTACATTTCTATTAGGTTCAGTTAAATGGAATAAGTGTGCAGCATATTTTTCAGGAAGCCCAAATAATTTATAACTATATAATGTATTAGGTTTAATAGGTAAATTACTAAGCCCAATTTGATAAGTAGCATGTAGACCTAAGCTTTCACCATTGCCTCCTAAATGCCATTCTGCCGGCTTTAAAGGGATTATATTAAGTAATGTCTTTCCTTTAAAATAAATATCTTGTACATATCCATTTACAGAGTCTACAACAACATTGTTTTCACTTATCTTTTTCCCTGCATTAGAAACTATTCCATTAGCTTGATCTACAATCTTTCCAAGTTCAACTACATTAACTCTAGCATCTGTATTTTGTTTTTCTAATGTATTTTTATTAGCAACAAGGTCTTCTAAATTAGCTAAATCTTTTTTAAACTTATCAAGTTCTTTCTTAGCTTGTCCAATATACTTATCAAGTTTTTCCAATGTAGATATATCTGTAACAGATTCTATAGCCTTATCAGAGCCTACTTTTTCTCTTACATCAAATACAAAGGTAGCTGTTGTTACTTGACCATTTAATGACTTAAATTCTAGTTCAGCATAAGTTAATCCACTTGCTGTTAATGCTTGATTTTTTACATTTATTTTAACTTCATCATCTTGAATAGTTATATTATCTTCTTGATATACTATAGTTCCATCTGCTTTTTTTACAAACATTTTAATTTGTTCATTTTCAAAATGATAAGGAAGCCCATTTTTATAAAGACTTGCATAAAAAATAGCAGTGTCATACTGCTTCAATCTAAATTTAGGTATATGATCTTCCCTTTCTATATCTAGCTTAAAATGAAAATTATTTACTGCCAACACTATCACCTTCTTTTTCTGTATATAATCTCCAATACTCTTTACTTTCAATAATATTATTATTTAAATCATTTTCTTTTAAAGCATCTATAAATACTTCTTTATTTCTTTCTTCTTCAAATCCTTGTCTTTTAGCTGTTACAACGTATTTAAAAGTAAAATCTTTTCTATCTGATTCAACTATAAAATAATCTTTTGTTTGTTCTTTTATTCTGTAATCTCCCCAGCCTTGCTTTATTATTTCAACTGTATAATCTAAGTCAAGATTAACACTATCTTTAAATATATTATCTAATATAACTACTCTTTCATATGTAACTTTATCACCATGATTAACTTCTTCTACAGTTAATAAATGCATACTTCTATCTGTTAAATAACTTTCGCAATCTTCTACACTATAGAATAATCTTTCACCGTATTTTTCAGTCTTTTGAACACAGTTTTTATTGCCAGCTACAGTAAAATCTCCATTAACATGCATTCCATTATCTGCATAAAACTTCAATTTAGAAACGAGATTATTAGTTGTTGAAGTAAATAATGTATCATTACCATTTTTCCAAAAACTAAATCCATTTTCTGTAGAAAATGATGCATATATTTGAGAACCATCCCATAATTTACAATGACCACTTTTAAAAGATGCATATTTATAATCACGTCCAGCAAAATAAGTTTCATAAGGACTGGAATTTAAATATGCTGCATCAGTATTTAAATCATATAACCAAAAACTTTCATTTCCTAATTTCATTTTCCAGTTAAGATTACTACCAACAACTCCCCAGTAATTAGTTGCTTTATTTATAAAATCATTACTATTTTTAGATCTAAATATTTCATTTAAACCATCTTTATCTAAAACTAAACTCCATCCATTCATACACATTCTTTCATAAACCATAATAGGGTATTTAGCATCACCTGTTAAATTATGTTTATCGAATTTTATATAAAAAGGATATGAATTAGAATTATTTTTATCTTCGTAAGCTATTCCAGAATAACCATCTGTTGAATTAGATAAAAGTATCCCTGGAATTTCAGTGCCTGTTAGTCTTCCTGAAAAAATTTCTCCGACAGGCTTACCTACACCATCCCAATCGTAAAACTTAAGCCTATTTCCAGCTAACTCTATTGATTTAATTCCATTTTTTAAAAAGTTTATTCCATTACCTTTCGATAAATCCATTTGTAAACTTCCATCAGCATTTTCAATTAAAACAGTTTTTAATTTACCAATAAGCCAGTCAGCATATACATAGCCACCACCTATAAAGGTATTCCATTGCCAATCTTTATCGTCTAAAGTTCTTTTATTTGCTATCATTAAGCCCATAGAGCCTAAGGCTAATGCTCCATAGGTTTTACTACCTTTAATTCTATCTTCAAACAGCATTGCTTTAACTTGCTGAGGTTGTGCAATATCCCTTAAAGCTTGAAACTTAGTATTAAGGGCCGAAACTACACCTTCTAAACTTTCAGCTTTAACATTACCATTACTATTTAATATACTATCTAGTTTTTCTTTTGCTAGATCTTGTCTATCAAAGTAATCTGTATTAAGTTCCCCTAGTGTTATAGAGTTATATTTTTTATTTAATATATCCCATTCAAGACCTACACATCTAGTAGTTAAATCTACACCTATATTTTGATGTTCAACTGTTAATGTATCTCCAATTCCAACATTAACTAGCTTCTTAAAACTTTTATATTCTTCTGTATTTTCCAATATAGCTATATCAACTTTTCCTGAAACTTTAGGTTTATCTAAGCCACTTTTAAAAGCTTCCTTAACTCTTTGTCGCATAGCTTCATATAAAGATTCTCTTGTTTCAAAACCTTGTTCATCTTCTCCACTGCAATCTTCCTTTAGTTTTAAATCTTCAAAAACCATATGTCTTTCTTTTACAATTGGATACTTATTAATTAATGGAGAATCAATAAATAGTTCAGGTAACATAATACCGTTATAAGCTTGTGGGTATATCCTTGTAGCTATTTCATCTGTATTTTCAGCTAAGTCTATATCTAACATATTTCTAGCATATTTAACTTTTACTCCATAATCTCCACCGATTCTATGATTTACATATACGTCAAAGTTATCAGCTAGTACTTCACCACCCCAACGGTTTAAAAGTGTATTATCACTATCTCCACTTATTGCACTTAAAGCATTCATTTTAACAAAGTATGCTGTATTAGTTAAACTAATATCTGAATGACCTCTAAATTTAGTTCCAGTTAGAATGATATTTAAGGCTGTTTCACAATTAAAATTAACTGCTCTAGTATCTACGATAATTTTATCAATTAAATCAAAATAAATATGTCTAGCTTTTACTTTTACTCCAAACATACCTTTTGCTACATCATAGATTCTAAATAGCTGTTGATTTTTGCTATAACAAACATCGCATTTAATTACACCTAAATTTTCAATTGTTTTCCATCTTTTTTCTTTATCGTAACTATGTTCAAATTCAATTTCACAAATACCATTTAACTCTACTTTTAAAATAGCACTAGACGGCTGTAATTTTATATCTCCATTTCTATCAAAGTTAGTATTTGACGGTTTGTAACATTGCATTATAAACACCTCCATCTAGGCTTCATTTTAAATTCTTGTATATTACCTTCAAACTGTATAAGATTAGCACCTTTACTTAAATTTGGATATTTTCCAGTACCTAAATTAAAAGGATTATCTAAATCTCTATAAACTAATTCAAGTTCACTATCAATGTATATATAATCTTGAATTGTTACAGTAAATTTTCTATTATTTATACTTACTTTTACTTCTCCATTACCTTTTATAAATATAAGAGGTAGTGATTCCATATAGTAGTTATATAAATTATCATTATTATTTATATTAAGAAATTCATCTGCATCTAAGTTATATAAGTAACCTCTACAAGTGAAATCAATTCTAAATTTACCTTTACATCTTAATATAGTTTCAAAATCTCCATTTAATTTTACATCCACTACTTTATAAAACCATTCAGGATCATCACTAAAAATTAATTTATTATCTTGTATTTCATTAATCCATAATTTAATTTGTCTAAATCTTTCCTTAAGATTATTTTTTTCTATAAAATTAAATTCAACTGGAATTACAATATCTTGATACCCACCTTCTTCTTCATAAACTAAACCATCTCTACCAGGAATTTGTTTTGTCATTTTATTTTTAGAAGTAGAAGGAATATTAGGTCTTTTTACTATGCTTAATCCTAAATCAAATTTAGAATTTAAATTATTAAATATTAAAAAATACTTACTAAGCATCTATGCTCTCCCCCTTGCTATTCCTCTACTTCTTTGATTTTTGCTTATTAAATTTCCAAATTCATCAAATATAGCTTCAGCTACATTTTTACTACCTACCTGCAGATTAATTTGAATTATTCTAGGTTCTTGATTATTTTTTTCATATGTTTTATTTCCTCTATTATCTAAAACTTTTTGTACTGAGTTAGTAACTAATTTATCTAATTTAGAAAGAGGTATTACGGCTTCGTGTTCTTTCCCTTCTCCAACAAGTGCCATAGTAGCTTTCGTTACTATACCACCTTCAGCCAACGCTGGTATCTGTGGTAAATGTATACCAAAGTGCTTACCACCAAACATCGGTACCCAGTTTGGAACAGTGAAACTAATCCTATTAACTGCCCTTATTGCTGAATTTATTCCTGATATAGCAGCATTAATAGGAGCTTTGATAATTCCTCCTATAGTTCCAAAAATACTAGCTATTATTTGCTTAAGTCCACTAAAAATCTTTCTCCAATTTCCAGTAAATACACCACTTAAGAAGGTTAAAACACCATTAAAAACTCCTTTTATTCCATTCCATACAGTTCCAACTACTGAAAAGAAATGATTTAATGGAACACCCAAAAGACCAAATGTTCTTGTAAAATCTATATGGAATGCACCTTTAAAGAAGTTTGCAAATCCAACAAATATATTTTTTACACCATTCCATACAGCATTTACACCATTTCTAAACCATTCGCACTTATTATATAAAGTAACAAATACAGCTCCTAAAGCAACTAAAGCTGTTATTACTATACCTATTGGATTCATACTCATTACTAGGTTTAATCCTTTTTGTGCTAATGTCATTGCTTTTGTTGCTGTTGTTACAGCTAATTGAGCCCCTTTGAAAGCAAGCATTTTAGCTTTAGTACCTAACCACATTAAACCATTCTTAGTTAATTGAGCCGAATTTTTTAATATTGCTAACGTTAATTTACCTAAGTTCTTAGTTACTGTTAAAAGACCTTTACCAAATGCTAAGATTCCTTTAACTGCTGTTTTACCTATACTTATAGCAAACTTACCTAAATTCTTAGTTACGCTTAAAAGCCCTTTACCAAAACTCTTTAATCCTTGAACGGCTTTTCTACCTATATTTAAAGTAAAGTCTTTTATATTTCTAGATACTTTTGCTACACCTTTTCCAAATTTAACTATCTTAGTTTCACCATCTCTAGTAGCTTTTACATAATCTTTTATAGCTTTACCTGATTTTTGCATGAATTTTATATTATTACTTAAACCTTTAGCTAACTTTGCAAATGCACCTATAGCTAAGTTTGTAGCAACAAATCCAGCACCTAATCCAACCACTAAGGTTTTTTGTCCTTTAGTCATTCCACCTATAGCTTTTATAACAGAAGATAACCCTTTAGCAAATTTAGCTACAAATGGTGATAAAATTTCTCCAAATTCAATTAAAGAGTTTTTTGCTAAATTTAAAGAAGAAGATAAACTATTTTTAGTAGTATCACTTATTTTTTTAAATGCAGCATCTGTTGCTCCACTTGCGTTTCCCATTGCTTTGGTTTTATTAGTAAAATCATTAAAGTTTTCTCCTGTTAAAGCTGTTAAAGCTGTCACAGCTTCTGTACTTGAGAATAACTTTCCAAGTTTATCAGCTTGTCCACCAGTTTCTTTTTGAAGGATTTTTAAGACCCCACCCAAACCTTCACTTTTTAACATAGCTTGTGAGTTTTCATACCCATATTTTTTTATAAGCTTTTCCATGTCCTTTGTAGGTTTCATTAAGTTACTAAATACAGCTTTTAATTGAGTAGATACTTCAGATGTACCCCCAGTAACTCCAGTTAATGTGGCCATAGATCCAAATAATTCTTCCATGGACAGATTTAAACTATTTGAAAGAGGAAATAAAGGTTGCATACTACTTGCCATTTCAGGGAATGTAGTAACTCCTAATTTTGCAGTTTGAAATGCTAAGTCACTTATTTTTTTAGCAGTTTCATCATTAACTGACCCATAACCTTTCATACCTGCAGAAATTAAGGAAACCGAATCTTTAACTTCTGCTCCACCAGCTTTAGCACCTTTTGCCATATCTTCGAATATTTTTTCAGTTTCTTTCCCACCATCTCCAATACTTGAAATAGCTTGATACATACCATCTGAAACTGTTTGTATATTCATTCCAGCTTCATTACTAACATCCATAATTTTATTTTTATAACTTTCTAAATGGCTTTGATCATCTAAAAGTGTATTTATATTTGCAACACCATCTTGAAAATTCATACTAGCCATAGTTGCAGCCGTTCCAAGTCCAACTATAGCCGTACTAGCTGGCTTCATTTTATTCGATACATGTTCAGCTTTTTGGCTAGATTTTTCAAGACCTTCGGTGAATTTATCAATCTTACTTTTTTCTAGTTCTTTATTTACTTCTTCTAAAGCTTTTTTATTTTCCATTAACGATTTTTGACTATTATTTAACTTAACCTCTGCATTATCTAATTTTTTAACTGTTGAATCTATTTCAGTATTATTTTTAGATTGAGCTTCTTTTAATTCTTTTAATTCAGCTTTAAGTTTTTTAGATTCTTCACTATTTTTCCCAGTCGCATTTACACTTTCTTGATACTTCCTATTTGTTTCTTCTATCTTAGTATTCAATCTATCTCTTTCACTTTTTTGATTTGCTAAATCTTTATTGAGATCTCTTAAATGTTTCGATTGAGTTTCAATCATTCTATTTTGTACATTTATTTTACTTGTTAGCTCTGATTGCTTATTTTTCAAAACATCTGTAGTACTTCCAAATAATTTAGCTTGTGTATTTGCTAGATTATAGCTACTTTTTACTTTATTTAATTCTCTAGCCATTTCAGCCATTTGCCTATTAAATTCACTACTATTTGCATTTATTTTTATATTAGCACTCATTTAACTTTTCCTCCTTTCCTCAAAAATAAAAAGACTATGTATAGGCATAATCTTCATCGTGGTTTTTTTCATCTAAATTTTCAGTGTAATATATAAAGTAATCTAGTAACTCATTAAGATCCATTTCTAAACTTTGCTTTAAACTATTACCAAATGCTTTTTTTGAAACCTTAAATAAATTATTTAAAATATTTAAATATAGATCATATATATTAGTTTCATCTTCTTCAATATCTTCATAGCCATTCTCTATGTCATATTCATCAAATGCACTTTTTTCTTTTTCTACTTTCTCAAAAAATATATTTCCAATTTTATCATTGATATTTAAAATTACTTTCTTTATTAAATAAAATATACTTAGAGTTTCATATATTTCTAAATTATATAAATCTCTTATTTTAACTTTACTATCAAAGAAAACATGTATTAGCTTATAAATATTATTAAATTCATCATTTTCTAAATCTATTAATTTAAATAGTTCTATAGTTTTTTTATATTTATAGCATGTACATAAATTTATATCTAGACAAGAAATAGTTATATTACAAAAATCTATTTCTTGTCCTTCATAAAAAGTTTTTCCGTTTTCTTTATTTCCTTATCAAGTTTTTCAGCTATTTCTATATCTGCCCTCATAAAACTAAAAATTATTTCAGGTATATCAAATTCTGATTCTATATCTTCAGCTGTAAATTGATTATCAAATACAAAAACTAAAACATCTATCATATCTTTTAAATCTTTATAAGAGTAACCGTCTTGTTGAGAAATTCTATCTCTAACCTCCGTATATTTTGTATACTTGCTTAATACCATTTTTCCACTATCATATTCTTTATTTTTTACTGTTAGTTTCATCAATTTCACCCCTTAAATTAATTATTTTTAATAAAAAATACAACTCTTTTAAATAAATCAATTAACGCCATTTTAAAGAGTTGTATCTTTTCATTGATTAATACATCGAATATTTTTTTATATCTTCTTATATTTGATTATACAAAGCGTTTTTTTCTTCAACTCGAAAATTTATGCTTATTTTTCTCCTGCCGGCTCTTGAACTTTAGAAAACCAACTTTCTATAGCTGTTTTAGCATTATTATGTTCTTCTAGTAAATAAGTTTCATCTACTTCAGTATTATAATTATCATCTAATTCCCTTCCATAGAAAGTACCTTTTAATTTAGAAGTTTGTGTTTTTGTTTTATCTCCTTTTGTGTCATATTCTTCACTAAATCCTTGATTAAACTTTCCACAATAATACCAAACAAATTCATATTTTCCATTTGTTTGTTTCGCTCTCCATCCTATAGCTATTTCTGCTGCTTTATCATTTGTATTATTTATTAAAAAACCATTTTTATATGTAGCACCTCTTATTAAAGCTTTTTGCTCAGGAGATAATTTATTACTTTCCACTTCTATTTCAGCACTTTCAAAAGTTTCAAATACTTCTTCAACAGCATCATCACTATATGTTTTTTCTACATTAGTTTTTATTGTAACTTTAGCTCCTATAGATCTACCTAATTTTATAGGTGTAGCTGTTTTATATGATGTCGCTGTATTTTCAGTAACTAAAGCTACATAAATATCTTTACATCCCATTCTACGAGTTTTTACTGCTTGTTCTACTGTCATTCTTTCAGCTACTTTCTAAAATAAAAAAAGATTTACAAATACTCCGTATAAGTAAATCTAATTCCTTTATGATAAATTTTCGTTTCTTTTTCATAAAAATCTTGACCATCATTTTTTATAAAGTCATTTTCTATCATTAATTTTCTAACTTGTCTTTTTAATTTATAAGCTTCTAAACTATCTTTGCTCCATATATCTACTTGAATAGAATGTTCTATACAACTTGCTTCATCATCTTCATAATCTCCATCTTGATCTAAGTATTCATGTACAGTTATATGAGTTTTATTTAATTCTTCATCATACCACCCCTCAAATACTTCAACATTTGTAGGCTCTAAAGTTTGAGTGACAAGTGCTATAATATCAAATTCCTCATTTTCCACTATATCACCCCTCTAACTTTCTAATTAATTTTTCATATTCTTTTTTCGCTATATCATCATATTTCTTTTTTAACATTTTATTAACTAAACCAAATGAATGATGCGGAGGTCGTTGACTTGTACCCCATTCTTCCATTTTCATATAATAATAAGGGCTTTTATCAGATTTTTCCCATCCAACAACAACATAAACTCGTCCACCTTTTTTCCTTAACTTAGGTTTTGGAACATTGTCTCTAGCATGTCCACTCGGCCTACTTCCACGTCTCCCACTATTACTATTATTATCACTCTCATGTATTAAAGGTTTAACAGTGGAATAAGCTAACTCCCCACATTCTTTCAATATTTTTTTATTAATACTTTCAACTTGAGTTTCAGTAGCTAAGGACTCAACTCTTTTTATAAGTTCATCTAAGCCTTCAAATTCCATTTCAATGCTCATTACAGCACCTCATTACATTTTAAATGTATATAATCTCTTTTATATCCTAAAAAATCAGGATAATAAATTTTATATTTATGGTCCTTCCAAATAACTATAAATTTTTCTTTATTCCTTAGCTCTTCAATTTTTTTACAATATCTAATTTTAAAAACAGCTGTATTTTCTAATTTAGAATTTATAGCATCATATAATTCTTTTCCATATAAATCTAAAACGTCAGCATAACAGTTATGAAAGTCTATTTCTTCTTTGCCTTGCCTTCTTCCATTAACTATTTTTTCTTCAATTTTTTTTATACTAATTCTATGCCTTAGCATCTTCTTTACCTCTTTTTTTGGCTTCATAACTTAACTTAATTAATATATCTTTCATTATATAACTCATTTGCTTGCCTGCTTTTTCTGTTGTTAACCCTCTATTTTCATAACACTCATTAATGATGGCTAAACAAAATATTTTAGCTTTACTGGAGTCTGATTTTTTAAAATCAAACCCAGTAGTATCTTCTAAATATTCATATGCTCCATCAATTAAAAGTTTTATAAAGGTGTCATTATCATCAAAATCTACTTGAAGATGATTTTTAACTTCTTTTAATTCCAACATTTTTAAGCTCCTACATTAGCTGTTTTTTGTAAATATAATAATCCGTTTGCACCTACTAATTTTTTCTTCTTTTTAGAATCTTCAACTTCTCCTATAGCCATTTGACCATCTGCTATCATTAAAGCTTTATGTATCCATTTATTTAAATCTTCATTAAAGTATTTTTTATAATACATTGCTAAGTTTGAGTTTAACATGTATTGAGATAAGTCTACTAATACTCCAAAAGTTCCACCTTCTTCACATGCATCAAAAGAAGGGAATTTATCGCATGTTAAAACTTCTCTACCATTTAATATTTTTTGGCCTTTTTCATTTATTTTACCTAATCCTATTTTTTGACCAGTTGTATCAGTCATTCCATTTAAATATTTTTCCCAAGTCGCTTTATTCATCATATATATAACAGCATCTTCAGCACTTTCAGGAACACTAGCTTCAACTGTTGACCATGCTGCAACTGTTCCTATAGTTTTAGGGTCCATTTTTATTATTTGTTCTTTAGGTAAATCATACTTAGTTATACCTTTTGGTTGTCCTGTTCCTGTTCCTGATACTATAGCAGTTTCTAAAGCTCTTATCATGGCCTTTTTCAATTGTTTTACTACTGTTGTTTCAAATAAAGAAAGTGATACAGTAGAAGCCAATAATCCTATAGCTACTTTTGCTTCTAATACATGGTATCCAAATTTAACTTTAGCTTTCATTTCAGCTTTTTGTTCATCACTAACAGTAGTTTCACTCTCTAACCAAGTTGCAGTTGGGTTTATATCAGATAAAGGTATTTCAATACCACCTTGCATAGATGTTTGAGTTATCCTTCCAAGGACCTTACCTTCTATAGTTATATCTTCTATAACTTTATTTAAAATATTAGTAGGTATAACAGCTCCTAAATCAGAAGTTACTGTTAACTCATTAGAACGCTTTGGAATAAATTCTGTAGGCATTGGAGTTCCTTCAACAACATAGTTTCTAAAAGCTTGTCTATATTCTAATGTAGAGTATATATCTTCATCTTCTCCAGTGCTTCTTCTTGTTGTTCCTCCTATATTAGTATAAGATGCCATAGGATTAAATCCACCTTGATTTGCACTTCTATTTTCTCCACCTGGTACAAAATGTTCATTATTATCATTGTTATTATTGTTTTCTCCATTTTCATCAGGTAATGCATCTATCATAGATCTTAATTCTTCTATTTCTAAATTTAAAGTATCTAATTCATTATTTATACTTCTTAATTCGATTACATCTTCTGACTGTTGCGATCTCTTTTTTAATTCTTCCTTTCTTTCTTGCTTTTTGTTAAACATTGCTAATAATTTCTTTTTCATAATATTACCTACCTTTTCTTAAAATTTACTTAGTATTTCAGTTTTTAATCTTAAAATTTCTATTTCTTTTGATTTATCATTTATATTAGATCTTGCAGTATCTACTTCTGATTTAGCTTTTTCTAAATCTTTTTTATCTCTAGCACTTATGTCTGTATCTATATAAGCAGGATTATTTACAGCACTTACTTCAAATACTTTAGCTATTTTTTGTATTCTTCTTGTTGGCATATCAGAATCTAGATTTTCCCAAGTTTGCTCTTGTATTCTAAAAGCGAAACTCATTCCATCTATATCCCCTCTAGATATTGAACTATGGACTGTTTTAGCTTCTGAATTATTTTCTATATCTAAATTAGCTCTTATATATAAACCAACTTCATCAACTTCTAGCTCCATAGTAGAATTTCCATTAAGCTTTCTTGACCTTGCAAGTGGTATACTATCGATATTATGATTTACAAAGAAAGATACATCACTAAAGTCGCAATTATCAAAAGCTCCTCTTTCAATTACTTCATTAAACCATCCACCTATATTGGTAGTTTGATTAAATACCGCTGCATGACCTTCAATATTATACTTATCATCAGAAGTTTTAAAATCTAATGTATTAAAACTCCTTCTAACTGACATTTCCTTCATTGCCTTATTCATTTTGACTCACCCCCTTTTCACTTTTTAATTTATTAAGTTGATACTGATCTGCTATATTTCTATTTATAAAATTAAGACTCATATGTCTTTCATCCCCACCTTCAAATGGTGGATATCCAAATAATTCTAGCAATTGATTATCTGATAATGCTCCACTATTTCCTAATATATCTGCTACAGCTATTTTATTTTTTGTATTAGTAAATAGTAGTTTTTGACCATAAAAAATGACCTCATTACCATGCTCTAATTCACGATCGGTAAATAAGGTCTTAGAAAATACTTGTCCTAATCCAATTATATCTGGCTCTAAAATCTTTTCATAATATGCTTGATATTCTTCATCTGTAAAATTACCAGTTATAATTGGTATAGAAGTTCCATAATGTTTTAAAATCTTCCCTTCAATAAATTCAAGTGTATTTTTATCTATTAAAGTTGGATTAACATTTATAGGTATATAATCACTTTTTATATCTATAGGTAAAATGCCACTTTGTGAGTTTATAAGTTTACTTTCAAATGATTGTCTTTCTTCTTCTTGTTTTTCATCATCCATCATAGTATTAATTTTTAAAAGTCCTCTAACTGTCAAACTAGCTTTAACAGCTTTATCAAGGCCTTCTGTTAAACTATGATTTACTTTTAAAACATTAAGTATAGTTTCATCTTTAGATACTCCGTTTAATCCTCCACCAAGTAAAGGATCATCACTAAATTCTTTTCTCCAATGGATTATATCTGAATATGGAAATGTATATGAATCCCCATCTCCAAAATAAAACTTTATATAAATTTTTCCAGTTGGGTCCTCTAAAAAGTCAACTTCCGTAGGATCTAAGGGATAAAATCCAGTATAACATCTAGCTGTTCCACCGTTAACTTCTTTTAACTCATATTTTGGATATATAAAGCAATTATATTTTTTTTCATGTAACCATGTACATTTTTCTAAAAAATCTTTTGTAGTCATAATTTCATTAGGACCAAACTTTAAAAGCCTATTTATTGAACTATTAACAGTCTTTTGTGTATCTCCATTTGTTCTTATATGTTTAGGCTGTAATTTACTTATTTCAGTTGCCTTGCTTCTTATACAATTGTTTACTATATCACTTGCATAAACATCATTTCCAAACTGTGAAAATATAGGTAAACTTCCATTTAACATTTTTGCATATGTCATTTGCCTACCTTTTTCACCTCTGAATTTATTAAAAATATTTTTAAATGCCAATTTTATCACCTCACTATATCTGTGTATTCTTTTTTAAACCTATCATATGTAGCATAAGCTATTATCATAGTTACAGCTCCGTCTATATGGTGATTTCTTTTTCCTTGTACTTTAACTGGCATTATTTGGCCTGTTGTTGAATGAACTTTAAAAGAAGTATTTTCTAGACACCATTTATCCATAGGATTTTGATTATAATTAACTAATTTTAACTGTAAATCACTTTCTAACATCTTCATTCCAGTTGAAACTCCATTGAAATCTTGATTTATTCTTTCTAATTCAAATCCATAAGAATCCATTTCTGCAACAAATGATTTAGCATTCCATCTGTCATAACCAACTTTAAAAGTTCTTATTTTATGCTTTTTCCATATACTTACAAACCATGCAACGACTTCTGAATAGTCAACTTCTCCACCTTCACATATTTTTAAATAACCATTTTTAGCCCATTCTAAGTATTTTTCTTTTTCTTCTTTAGTTACTTTTAACAATTTACTTTCAGGCATAAAATACATAGTTATAAAATATTTCATCTTGCTACCTGGTTTCATTATAAGAACTCTAGCATTAGTTAAATCTGTTGTTTCAGATAAATCAGCAGCTCCTATAGCTATACTTCCTTCTAAATCTTCTATGTCATAGGTTAGATCATTTACTATATCTTTTTCTTGTAACCAAGCTGCTGCATTATTTTGTTTTATATTAAAGTCTTTAGCTAATACAAAGGCTCTTTTACTAGAACTTGTCTTTGATTCTTCAAGCATTTGTCTTAAAAAAGATTTCTTTTTAATCTTTCCTAAACCTGGATTACTTTTGGACCATGAATTTTCATTTTGCCATACTTCTTGCTCATTATCTTGAGTGTACATCCAAATTAACCATCTAGGCCTTTCAAGTTCTCCTTTTAAAACTTTTCTTGCATCTATTAATCTTTTATCTAAGTATCCATCTTGGGTAAATCCTTCTGTTGTTAATTCAAAATATAAAGGCTCGTCTTGGGTTGAAAGAGCTTGTCGTATAGGCATTACGGTACTATCGTCTTTCATTTCAAAGACTTCATCAACTGCACCTACTCCTATATTTCTACCTTCTTTAGCTCCAGTCTTAGCAGAAAGCTTTCTTATACTTCCTTTATTTTGATAACTAAATTTGCCCTTCTTTTTCTTTTGCTTTTTATTTCCAAAATAAATACCTTTTATATTCTTCCTAGTTACTTTAGCTAGGGTTTTACTTTCTTCTCTCATACTATTTATAGCTTGGAACATTAAATCAGCTTGTTCATAATCATTACTAGAACATAGAATTTTTTTCCCCATTTCACCACAAAACCATTCACTTAAACATATAGCTCCGATTAGTGGAGTTTTTCCATTTTTTCTTCCAACTAAAAAAAGTACGTCTTGATATTTCCTAACGTACCTTCCAACTTCTTCATCATAAATTTTTATAGCAAATATAGATTCTATAAAAGCTTTTTGCCATATTTCTAATATAAAAGGCTTCCCTGCATGTGGAGCTTCAAAGTGTTTACATTCTTTTTCTATAAAGTTAATCCTTTTATTAGAATCTTCAAAATCAACTTTAATTCCATGTAAATTTTGATATATAGGATCATTAGTTTCTAAGTAAACTATTTTCAACTGTGTATATAATTCTTGGCCGACAATTATATTGCCTTCTTCAACTTCTTTATAATACTCAGCTATATAACTCATACTACTCATAATCTCCTAATTCATCTTCTTCCTCTTCCTCTGTTCTACCTAAAACACCTGCAAGCTTTGATATATAATTTATATAATTTGCTCTTTGCTTTGTAAGTAGTTTAGAAATAGGTAATTCTTTTTGTAATGAAGGATTTTCTTTATTAACTTTAATTAAATTAGACTCTTTAACTATTTCATGCATATCATCTAATTCAATCTTTATTCTAGCACTTTCTAAAATAGCTCCATCAATTAAACTCAGCACTTTTTCGTCAACGCCATCAAATAAAGATTTAATTCTTTTGTATTCTTCCTCAATTTTCAAGCATTATCACCCTCTTTTAAATTTTCTAGAAAAGTTTCAAAGAAAAAGTCAAAGTTTTACTGTGTGTAAAAATGGCCTTGGGACTATTGACTTTTTTTATCTCCCCTAGATTCTAAAGTAGGGGGGGCTTATCTGTAGTCCTCAAACCATTTTTCAATATAACTTTTAAATTTATTATACTGATTGCTTCTAAAATCATTACAAGTCTTTAATCTAGATATACATTCTTCTTTACTAACATTAATAAAGATAGTCTCAGCTCCTAATTCATTTGCTAACCTATCTCTATCTATTGCATTAGGATATCCACCTATAACCCAAGCCCTATTGAATTTACCGTACCTAGTCTTAACATTATCTATAAGTAAGTTTCTAATGTTATATACATTGTACTTTAGCTTATCAGGATTATTATACATATCTCCCATAGATACTGCCCTATACAACATATCCATTTCTATAACTAGATCTCCTTCTTCCATATTATCTTTCACATATGTTTTCTTCCCTGCTAGTGGTGGACCATAAATAATATATACATCTCTATCAAACTTTCTTTTCCTATTACCATAGCCATAACCAAACCTTTCATGAATCTTATTATGGCACTCATGACAAACTATTCTTACATTATCAGGATTCATTGAAACCATATAATCATTCACATTATCTTGTGTAAGTTCCTTTATATGGTGTACATGCAATTGTTTATCTATTAATATGTCTTTGCCACACTCAGTACACTTATTACCTCTTTCAGTAATTATCTTTTTTCTAAAGTCTTTCCATTCATCGGTTGAATAAAATGAATCTAAGTCCCACATAACTTACCATTCCTTTAACTCTAATTCTTTCTTTCTTAATTCTAAAATAGCTTCATCCATCTTAATCCTATGTGGATTATCTCTCCATTTATCAGGCATCCTATTTTTCAAATAAAATACCATAGCTGCTGTATCAGGTTTAATATATATTTCTTCATCTACTAAAACAACTTCTTCTGTCTCTTTTACCTTCTTACCGTTATTGTATTCTACATTTTTTACTTTAACGGCTTTTTTAACTGTTTCTTTAAACCCTAAAGCTTTTTTAAATAAAGCATTTTCTACTTGTTTTACAGCACAAGCTTTCCCCTCTTTTAGGGGTGCCGAAAGTGCCGAGAACTTCTTTTTATATTCTCTAAATGTAGAATAAGCAATTCCTAAGTTTGTTGCTATTTGTTTATCACTTAAACCATCTTTAGCCCACTTCCTAACTTCTTCAAGTTTCGGTTCAACATGGGTAAAGTATTTAGACTTTCCCATCTAAACCACTTCCTTCTTTATAAAATAAAAAAGACTAGAAACTAATCTAGTCTTTGTTTAGATAAGCAATAAGCATTACCCTACTTATCACTATCCCATTTCTCTTTTTTTCATATAGTCATCTTAGCAAGTTATCGGAGTTGCACCAATATATTACTACCACTTGCATGTTACCAGGTGTAGGGACGAACACCTGGCTAAGCTAAAAAGTTTAGTGAGATTATAAAACCTTATGTATTTATAATTTTCTCATACTATCATTTTACTATTTTATAATCCCTATTAAAACCCCTTCTTTCCCCTCTTAAATCCCTAATGCATCTATTCCCCATAGTAAAACATTTAGTTCTTCTATTATCAAATCTGACCATCTTTTAGGAGAATTTTTACCACAGTTTAATGCTTCTTGTATTTCTTCATTTGTCTTTTTATCTATGTAATGCATTTCAAATGCTTTAAACTTTTCTGATTCTAAATTATTCTCAAACTTTTCCTTAATTATTTCCATAGCACTTTCAACATATCCTACCATTTTTGCTGTTCTTATTTTACTTCTTGCTATACTCATTATCCATATATTATCTTTAGATCCCATTTCAACTTCTATTTCAAACTCCTCTATATCCTCATTTACATTTTCTATATGATTCTTTAAAGCAGTATAATTTTTCATAAGTAATCTTGTATTATGTAATCTTTTATCCTTTTGTTGCTTAGCCACCTCTTTTAAAACTTCTTTAGCTAATTCCTTTACTTCCTTATTGCTCATGCTCCCACCTCTTATACAATTGACATATACTTTATTATTGTGTCTTTAGCTTCTTCAAATCCATCACAAACAGTAGCATAATACCCTTGCTTATTTAATTTTTCTATCCATACCTTTTGATTAGGTGTAGGCTTATTGCCATTGTATTTCATTTCTATATACAATCCATTATATTCACCTTTAGGAACTGGTAAACTCAAATCAGGCACTCCAGATTTAACACCTGCTTGTTTTAATCTAGCAGCTTCTAATTTATTTCTTTTCCCTCCATTTGGAACATGGTGTATTAACTCCAATCCTGGATAAACATGTTCATTATATTTACACCATTGTATAAGATTAATTTGTTCACTTTCTTCGCTTCTTCTCATTTTTACTACTTCCTTTTTCATTTATTACAACTAGATCTTCTTCACACCTACATTTATAACAGCTATATCTACAATCTTTTTTATCTATTTTTAAATATGTACTACAGTTTCTACACTCTATATAAATACTTTTCATATGTTATTCCTTTGCTTAATTAAATATAGCTTCTAAATTTTCTATTATATAATCTTTCATTAAGTATTCATCAATTATATTCATTCCTGGTATATATAGATTTAAATTTTTAAACTCATATAAATTTAAGACTATATCTAATCCTTTTATATCTTCACATTTAGTTATATTCCCATTTCCATCTATAACTTCATATTTATCAATTCTCTTTTTAACTTCTAATATATTTATAAACTTATAAAACTTTTTTCTTTTTTCATCACTTATTTTCATATTAACCTCCAATATAAAAGAATTATTTTGTTACAAATAACTTTCTAAAAGTCTAACATCATGTATACATTCATCTATTATTTCTTTTTCATAAGATTTACCTTTTGTATATTGTCCTGATAAATACATACACAATTCTTTTTCCTGTTCTTTAATTGCCTGTTTTAAAAAGTCCCTTATTGTTTTTTCCTTATCTATTCCTTCAATATATGGTTTGATAGATAATATACAATAGCCTTTTTCTAAACCATAATTACCACCATTTAATTTATATATAATTTTTACTAAATAATCTCTTCCAGTAAAATCTTTATCAAACTCTTTCAACCTTATTAAGTCCCCTACCGAAAATTGTCTATCATCTTTTCTAACTTCAAAACTTTTTTCACCACTAATTACTTTTTCATAGTATTCAGGTAAAATCTTAAGTTCATGTAGTTCCATCTTCTATTTCACTCCTAATTACTTTTGTTTTTTCTAAATGCTTGTCTTTCCGCTCGAGCTTTCCCAGCATGATATTTGCCACAATACTCACACTTCTTTATGTACATTTAAGACATCTCCCTTTTATACTCAATTTTATATCTCTTTCTAAATAATCTTTTAGCTGCTATAGCTTCGTTAATATTATGTCTTTTAGCTCCTAAACACTCACATGCCTTATTAATACTTTTAAATTCCATTGTTTCATTTTTTAATGTATCTTTAACTATTAAAGGCTTTCTTTCAACTTTTCTTATAGGCTCTAAAGATTTTATTCTATATTTCTTTCTAAATAGTCTATTATGCTTTATATAAGTTGTTATATCTGCCCTTCTCATATTTAAAAATTCGCAACAATCATCTAAGTTATCAAATTCAATTTCTTTACTTTCAACTTCATCTAAAACTTTTACTTTATAGTTATGTTTTTGATTAGTTCTTTTATATTCTCTAGTTTCAGAATCCTTAATATTATCAAGTACTATATGTTTTACAGCTTTCCCTATAGTTAGTTTAGGATTTAATATACAAGCTAATAAAGCCATATAATTTTCTGTATAATCAAAATCATAAGTATTAGAATAGTTCACCCTCTTCACCTCTTATTTTTACTTTCTTTCTAATTCCATTGTTTCAGCTTCTTCTAATGTAAACTCATTTCCACATTCACATTTAAAAGTCGAATTATCTTCAAACTCTACATCTTTTTCAAAACTATCTGCTTGTTTACAGCAAGGACATACAATAACATAAATAGACATTATACTCATCTCCTTCTATCAGCTATATAAGCTAATATTTCAATTCCTCCAAATATAAAAATTAAATAATATATAAAAATATTTAAATCTTTCATTATTTAAAATTAAGTTTTAAAGCCTTTCTAGTTTCTCTATGTACAAATGTATAACTGTTATTATCCTGTCTTTCTAAAAAATACTGCATAAAGTCATATCCATTCTTAGCTAGTAAATCCTTTTGTTTTCTAGTTAGTTTTTTTAATTTTTTCATGTTTCGGTTTCTCCTTAATTTATAACTGATTTTGATTTAAAAAATATTTGTTGAGCTTCTTTCCAAACTAATCTAAGTTCAGGATCTTCTCTTTCTACAAGTTGTTTTATATCTAACCCTTTAGATTTACATATTTCATTTGCTAAATACTCTAGCTTTATAGCACTTTCTGTTATATTCATTATTTAATCAATCCTTTTTTTTAATTTATTACTTTATGAACTTATTTATTTTCTTTAAAATATTCTTTAGCTTTTTCTTTCGGATACAAGAAAACACAGTTTGAATACCCTTTTAGTAATGTTCTAGTGGAACAAGCTTCTTTATTGCAAATATTTTTATGAGTACATACTTTTCCATCTACAGCAAATAAACAATTTGTATTTTTATCTTTTACTATTCCCATGTCTACCACCTCATTCTTTATACTTTCTCATTCTTGCATATATGTAAGGCTTTCCATTATGTTCATTTAAGTAAATATCATGGTCTATAAATACATATCCTGGATTTGTCTTTTCCATTTCTTCTTTTACTAAATCTCTAAATCTAACCATATTATTAATTTTTTTCTTACTAAACTTTGAGTGATTTCTAGTTATTCGTGGTTCCTTTAAATTTTTACTACTACACCATCTTTTTTTTCCTTTTGGGTCTTTTGATAGATATGTAGCTAATCCAGTTAACCAAAGTTCATCAGTATCTAATTTTCTTATATTGTTTCTTCTTCCAAGCTTCCAGGCTTTTTCTACTTCTTCCATAGTTAATATTGAGTTCATTATCATATGATGATGACATCTAATACCCTTAGTCCCTTCTGAATGTTCTGTTACATATATGTACTTCAGTTCCACGTCTAACTTTTTCTTACTAATTAACCGTTTAATTCTTCTTATAAAATTCTGCATATCTTTTTTAGCTTGTTTATGATCCTTTGGTAAATTCTCATTAGAATATGTAAATGTTATAAAAAAATCTCCATCGGTAAAATTAGTATTAATTTTTCTTATGAAATTCTTTTGTGCATTCTTATTATTTAAATTCCTTTGAGTTTCTTTATTTTTTTTCATTTTCCACTCTTTGGGCATTTCTGATTTTAGATAGGTTGGATATGTTTCTACTTCTCTAACAAATCCACTATCTATCGTTTTAGTTACATATGAGCATTTAGTTCTAACATCTATAATTTGATTTATTTCATCTTCATCTATATCAGCTTCTAATACTCTTGTATGTAATCTTTCATAATCACTCTCTATAAATTTCTTTCTTTTGTCCCTCATTTTTATTTCACCTATTACTTTAGTTTTATATATAACATGGTTGATTTGTTAATACTTATTACAAGCCTATTTAAGAGCCTTAGCTCTAATTAAATTTTTAGGTCTGTACAAGCAAACTCTTATACAGACGGTTTATATTCTTCAATTAAATCATTTTTATTTGGAGGTAGATTAGCTTTGTATTTAATATCTAAAACAGCTTCTACATATCCAAAATCTCTTTGATTATTCTCAAATAAAAATTCAAGCATTTTACCTAAATTCTCTATATTTTCTTTACTCATTTAATCACCTCTCAAATGACTTAATTATATTTTATTCCACTTTGTGGAGTTTGTAAAGACTTTTTGTGGAATTTTTTGTTTTTTTGTGGAATTAAAAGTATTGTTTTGTGGAATTTTTTATTGTATAATTACACATGAGGTGTTATTCATGATACAAGATAGGATAAAGAAATTGAGAAAGTATAATAAACTTAATCAAGAAGAATTCGCTGATCGAATTTTTTTAAAAAAATCAGCAATATCTGCGTATGAAAATGGAACAAGAGAAGTTCCTGAAAGAGCAATAAACAATATTTGTTCTGCTTTCAATGTTAATAAAGATTGGCTAGTTAAGGGTGAAGGGGAAATGTTAGTAGATTTAGCTGCTGAAACTGATTTTCCAGATGAAGTAAAGACACTACTTAGAAAATATCAATCTCTTAATGAGAATGATAGAAAAGCTATCGAACAACTTATTAATACATCATACGAAAATAATCTAAAAAAGAAGATTAATAATTAATCTTCTTTTTTTGCGTCTATGTATCCTGATATATAATAAAAATCTTCTTGTGAATTTTCAAATATTAATTGTAATTTTTCTCCTAATTCTATTAATTCGTCTTTTTTCATTTGTCTTAACGCTCCCTAAATAATATTACTTTATAATCCTAAAATTTCCTTTAATCTGCCCTATTAATTTAAACTTAGTTTTTTCTAGTTTCAAAGGATCATAAAAACAACTTTCAAATTGCAACTTAATATTATCTTCGGTTTTAAAATATCTTCCTAAAATAATTTCTTTATTTTCAATTATTCCAATCACAAGGCTCCCATTTATAGCCTTACTCATTCTATCAACTATAATATAATCATTTTTTAATACTCCGATTTCAATCAATCTATTATCCATAACCCTATATATAAAATTATCTTTTCCTAAAAGTAAGCTAGACGGTAATTTTATCGTTTCAGATATACTTTCCTTAATTTCTAATTCATCTTTTAGAAATTCAATTATTGGTAATTCGATAATCTCTTGATTCAATCCAGGTACAAAATTTTCTTCTTCTAGAATTTCAATTGCTCTAGGTTTAGCAGGATCTCTTTTTATTAATCCTAGTTTTTCAAGTTTATTCATATGGAAGTGAACGGTAGATGTTGATTTAATTCCCGTAATGCCACATATTTCTCTAACAGATGGTGGATACCCTTTTGATTTGATTTCCCACTTTATTGATTCTAAAATTTTTGTTTGATTTTGACTTAGATTTATCATTTTAAATAAACATCTCCCTACTTTTAAACATATTGGTATGACTAATTTTCAACAAAAATACCAAACGTACGTTCTGTATAATTATAGGAAAATATTAACATAAATTTAACATTGTGTCAAACGTACGTTCTGTTTTTTAATAAAAAAACTAGCAACTTAGTTGCTAGTTTTTCATTTAACCTCTTTATCCCATTTATTATTTTCAAATATGTAATTAACAGAATCAAAAGGATCTTCTTGTGTAACTGTTAAATCAATTTTTTTATACTTATCTTTTAATTCATCTTCAATTAAATTTCTAACTTGTGTTACAATTCCAACTCTTAATATATCACCTTTATAAAATAGCTCTACATCTATGCTATCTTTCTTAACATAATATTTACTTCCAGTTAAGTTTAAAGCTTCATTAAATGTAAGTTGTTTATCTAATTCACTATTTTCTATTTCTTTAGCTCCACATCCAACTATAAAAAGCATTGAACAAGCTATTAATGATATTAAAATTATTATTTTCTTCATTTAAGTAACTCCCTTTTTGTTTTTATTATATTACTTATTTTTTTTTGCTTCAAGTTAATTAGGTTTTAATATGATAAATCCCTAATTTGTCGTTATTCTTAAAATTAGTTTTATTGAATAAAAAAGAAACATCTTTCTTTTAATAGTATTTAATAGCATTTAAAGTATTTAAAGTATTTAGGAATGCTTGTACATGTTTAAATTACTATTGTTAAACGATTCAAATGTGACATTTTTGTCTTTATAGGTGGACACTTTTGTCTTTATAGGTGGACACTTTTGTCTTTATAGGTGGACACTTTTGTCTTTATAGGTGGACACTTTTGTCTTTATAGGTGGACACTTTTGTCTTTATAGGTGGACACTTTTGT